TTCTGCGTACATCGTGGACAGCTCAGAGTATCGGTCGTCCGGGTCGAGCAGTGTGCTGTAATCCCGGAACAGGATCTCAAACGTCCTAGCGAACAGAACCGCCCTGGTGGCCGAGGCTGTACGCCAACGCCAGAAGGCTACCCCATCTGAATACATCCGGTTCAGGATGTCGTGCCACGCCTGAAAGATGTACTGCTGGAGCCCGGTTGTAATGCCGGACTTGAGCAGGTTGGCGCACTCGCTGTGCCTCTCCACTAAGTCAGTCTGACCGATGGGCGGGCGCAGTTGAGCCAGGACCAAGGCGCCGTCCGTGTAGAACGTCTCCGTGGCCCCACCTATGACGATGTCAAACTGGACCAGCCACCTATCCCCCAGACTCTCATCGGCGGTCGTGGCGGCCAGGATGGTCGCTGACGTGAACTTGCCAGCCCCCACCGAGCCCGCCACCGCGTCCACCAGCTTATCCCCAGATGGCCGATAGACCGTCAGGGTGCCAGAGGTGAGCGTGGCCGCCGCCCCATCCTTCTCGATATCCAGCGTCAAGACGTTGTCTTTGTTCTGTTCGATCAGGATAGGGCCAGCGATCCGGGCTTGGTAGAGGGTGGCGCTCACGGTCTACCTCAGATGGTGATTGTGAACATGGCAAACAATGACCAACCCGTCCCAGCGGCGGCAGCATCATCGACCGCGAAGACCAGGGCGGCCTTGTTCTGAGCGATTGTGCAAACAGTCGTCGATGCGTCCGGTTGCAGTACAGTCAAGGCATGGGCTGTTGCGGTCTTGTTGGAGATCCAGAAGAACGCACCCGCCTTTGCGCCTGCCACGGGTAGCGTGATCTCTCGACCGGCGCCATCAGCGTTGAGCACCTGAAATTGCGAGTCCCGATAGGTCAACGTTTTGTGACCCGCCAGAGTCTCTTCGTTGAACCCACCCGGCGTGCGGATGGGGCGGGGGATTTTGAAGGGGTTTTTCCCGGTGTACTGGTCAGCCATTTCAACCTCTTGTTGTTTTGGGGGTTAGCGTTTCTTGGATTCCTCTCTGCGGTCTTTGCGAATGGCACACTGTCGCGCGCGCTTCGATGCTTGCTCCTGGCTCATGCCATTGGACACAAGCTGGCCTGTCATGCGCTCGATCCCCTCTCGCCTTCCCTGCCTCTCTCCAGAGGGCTCAGGGCGGTTCCAGGTTTCAAGCTCGCGCTGATGGTCGCTCACTTGGCGGCCTTCTTGGGCGCGGCCTTCTTCTTGGCTGGTGCCTTCTTGGCGGCTGCCTTGTGGCCCAGCACTGAGGCAGCCTCGGCGGCAATCTCGGCGGCTACCTTCTTGGCTTCTTTCGATGCCTGCTTGGTGTCGCCGGGTTGCTGCTCCAAGAGCTGCGCCTGCCGAAGCATGGCAAGGGCTCGCTTGAGTATGGGCATAGCGTCTACCATCTTCTGATCGCGGGCCATCAGTCCTCCATCACAAAGCTATCAACATTCCCGGTCGGGATGTCTTGGGCCATCTGGTTGGTAATCTTCTCAAACTCCTGATCCATCGCGTCAAGCCGGGCCTCTGCTGCCTGGGCCTTCTTCAGGAGATGCGGGTTGCGGTCTGCGCGTCCGTGGAGGGAGTTGGCGCGGCGTTCTGCCTTGACCTTCAGCGCCACATATACCTCTTCGTGCATGGGCTCGATGATGCCGGAGTCACGGATAGCAGCTCTGAACCTGCGGAAGGCTTTGGCTGATTCGTTCTTGTTCCACAGCACCTTGCCATTGGGCAGCACCGTGGCCTCATCGCTGAAGTCACAGTAGTGCTTTTGGCCTGATTCTGTCTCATAGAAACGGACGTAGTCTTGGTAGGAGCCCAGCCGGGTATCCTTGGGGTCAATGAATGTGCCGCCCTGCTCACTGACCCAGGCAATCGCCCGGTTGAGCTTGCGGTCTGCGCCGACGCCATTGACGCCGGGCTTTGCCATCACCTTGTTGAGGCGTGGTACGAACCCATGCACATCGTCATACTCCCAGTTTGTGGGGTAGTGCGTGTAGACAAAGCGCTCCGCGCAGACGAAGCGCCCATTGGACGGTAGACCGCGACGGGCTGTGACCACCTCCTCTTCTACCTGGGGCGTGCTGAGTCTGATGGTCTTCTGGGTTCCTGACATGTGGTGCTCTCCTGCTGGGGAAGTGAAGGGTGGGACCGGACAGACCACCTCTGCCCGGCCCCGAGTGACCCCGAAGGGTCAGCGTACGCTAAGCGTCAGTGATGATCTCGCATCCACGCGCGTTCTCTGCGATGGCTACTGCGGGATAGTAGTGAGCCAGGGCAGCCGTCTCACCGAGCGATGCCGCGCGGATAAGCTCCACAAGCAGCTCACCAGCATTGAGCAACACGCGGTCTGCGGGGATGTGTCCCTGCAACAGCGATACAGGCGCTTCGGAATAGGCAAAGCAGCCATCTGCAAACATGCAGCCGAGACGGTTTCCGCCCGAGGTTGCCACCTGATCCGATTGCCAGAAATTAATTCCGTTCCAGCTTCCCTGAAATCCTGGGCCGCGTGTTGCAAGTTGCTCCACCGAAGCGGGATTGAAGCTTTGGGCGCCGGACTCCCCTCTTAACGACGACCTGAAATCGTTCATCTGGACGGGCGCGAGCACGCAACTGTACGGTCCCTGGGCGGCATTGTCGTTGAGTGCAAACTGCGCGTCATACAAGTCATCCACGGAAAGGTCGACACCAGTGGTCCCGGCGCTATCAGAGATGCTGGTGAACAGTGCTGCAATCAGGTTGCTGATGGTGATGGACATGCCGTTCACCAAGTTGCCAGCGAGCACCTCCAAGTCGACAACCGAACCAGCCATTGGGACGAGATCGGTGATTTCGTACTGCCTCGCATAACGCGCACAAGTGAGCGTAAATTCTGAAGTTGTGTAGGCGCTGTTGGCTGCCGCGCTCGTCTCGGTGACGGCGGTATATGCAGCGGGCGCGGGCAGTGATGTCACGGCCATCGTTGTCGAACCACCAGCAGTCCAGGGGATGCGGGTGCAGACAGCACGGAGGTCTGTGGGGTCGTAGATTTGCTCATGTACGAGAGCTGCGAGGATTTCGGCAACCAGTCCACCAGAACTCGCAAGTGCGGAGGTTGTTACTTCATTAGCCATTTGGGCTCCTTGCCTGCACGCAAGGCAGGCGGATCACGTTTCGTTAATTGAGATCCACCTACGACTCTATCGGGGCCGGTCCCGTGGCAGATGTTCTATCTGTACCGCGTTGGGTCACGCGCTGTCAAGACTACTTGATCACACCCTGTGCTCTGAGCGCTGCCATGATGTTGTCTTTCTGGTCGCCCAGGGAACCGCCGTTCTTGGCTCGCACCTTGCGAATCTCCTCTGCCCCGTATTCCTTGGAGTGATGGACGGGAGGCGTGCCCGTGCCCCGCTCAGGGTTGCCGTTGAGCGTTTCACGCACAGCCGCCAGGAGGGCCTCTGTTGGGTCTTGGGTCTGCTCAGGCGCGGTAGGGGTCTCGACGGGCGCACCCTGGCTTAGACGGTCAAAGTGCGGGGAGTAAAGGGGATCCTCACGGTTGGACTCCAGCCAGTCCGCAAAGTTAGCAGCGTTCTCGCCTGCCTCACTGGCCGCGCTGGCGTACTCGCGCCGCAGGAAGCGCCGGATGGATGGAGCCTTGAAACCCATCTCCACCAAGTGGAGCTCTTGGGTATGCGTGCTCTGGAGGTTGGATAGCTCAGAGGTCACGGCTTCAAGCTGTCCCTTCATCTTCTCCATGGCCTTCTGGGCTGCTGCTGCCTGGGATAGGGCGTCATCACGCCGGGCACGCTCCTCGGTCAGTCGGTGGCTGGGGACTTGCGCCTCCATCTTGGTGTTGCCCATGGGTGCGCTTGCTCCGTTGGTGGTGTGCGGGGTGGCGGTTGTCTGCTGGTCGTCCATTTGTATCCTTTATTCGGTTTCGTCTTGCTGGAAGAAAGAGCGCCCCACTGAACCGAGGATAGCCTCGGCCACTGGTCTGGGCAGATTGAAGAAGGAGGACAGCATAGCTAGCGCTGAGTCTCTCGGTAGATCACGAGAGGCGACCGCCTGAACGATCCCCTGGGCGCTTGTGACTTGAGCACCGTTCAAGGCTGTTAGTTGCACGTTCTCCGGTTCCGGCCCCATGCCCACCGCCATCATATCGGCTGCGCCCTCATCGGCACCCTCTGCCGGGATCTGAGCCTGGATGGCATCCGCCCGCAGCAGACGCTCAAGCGCATCCTCGTCCGACTCGATGGCCGGGTTGAGCATGCGGATAGCATCGAGCCTGCTGATAAGTCCCATCTCAAGCTCTGCCTTGATGGCCTCGGTCATCTCTTTACGCTCTGAGGCCATGGGCTCCAGGGAGCGATAGGCGATCCGGTATTCGCGTGGGTCTTCTGGCAGGTTGTGCCCACCGTATGCGTTGGCGAGCTTGGCGCCCGTCGCCAGTAGCTCCTGGTCAGCTACTCGCAGCGATGGCTCAAGAAGCTTCTGCGCCCTGCGCTGGCCTGCCCGGCTGACTACGATGGCATAGCCGGACTGTGCGCCTGTTACCTGGAGGTCTGACGGGTTCAGCCCCGAGTACACCGCCAAGCCATGCTCATACATCCTGAGAGCTTCAGCCGCCCGTAGTGGGTCCATCGCTGGATTGAACTGGCCAAGGCTGCCGCCGGTTGGGCCTTTGCTGCCGAACTTGAGAATGCTCTTGCGGTCAGTCGGTACCACGTCCACCTGGACGCCGCCGATCTGCCGGGTCACGCCTGCCTGTGACTCCACGTCTAAGGCCCAGCGCTGAGGGTGCGAGGCAGACACGAACGCATCAGACCACTGCGACCACAGAGCAGCGAGGCGCAAGGCACCCCGGCTGATCTCCACGCCCTCGTGCCAGTTCCACATGTTTGGTGTGACTCGTGCGTGATACAGGATGTAGGGCAGGATGGGCGCTCCATCCCGTGAGCGATACGGGTAATTGCCGACGAACTCAGGCGCCCACTTAGCCGTGGCGTCATGAGACACACCCTTGCTGTCCACCTCCAGAATCTGGAAGACGGGCGCCGCCGGATCGCGCACATCCCAGACTTCCCAGGTCCACGTCCCGTCTCGATACCTGACCTCCTCCACCCTGCCCGGTATGTTGGGCTCATTGGGCATCGGCAGAATCACCACCACATCAGGCGAGATGGGGCGGTAGCTGCACTCGGTGGCGTCCATCCAGTGCTTCCAGTCCAGCCGTACCAGGGATTCTTGGATTGCGAGGGTATACAGCGCGGTCTGTTGCTGCTGTGCCCATAGCAGTGGGGTCACAATGGGGCTCAGGTCTTCCTCGCCTTCAGCGTGAACGTCGGGCGGTTCCAGGTATGCCACGTTGAGCTGCTGGTATATGAGCCTGAGAGCGTTGCGGGAGAGGTCAGGATTGATGGTGATGTCTGCCGCTATCTCCTGGCTGAACATCCCCTCAATCTCATCACGCACATCTGACAGTTGCTTGCCTGTGAGGAGCCGATAGCGCAGGCTCTGCTCCTTCCATCGGGCGCGGTCGCCTGCGTCTTGGGGCTGGATGGAGCTTGGAATGTAGAGCATTATTTCCGCCGAATCCAACCCAGGTCATACATCGCAGACGTGGAGATATGGGCCACTGCATAGCGGTCGCCGCCCTCGGTCTTCTCCTCGCCTTGGAGATGCCAGACGTGGACACCATCTTTGGCGGGTGCCTTCTTGACTTTGCCAATCAGCACGAGGACATCACCGCGTTCGGCTTTGTCCATCTCGCCCTTATCGGCTGGCTTCTTTCGGGTTCGCTTCTTGGGCGCGGATTCTTCAGACATGGATCACCCCAGTGCAGAATAAGGATGTGGGAAGTGTTGGTCAACCTATGATCATCCGGCCAGGAGTCTCTATCCCCTCCTGCAACCAGCACTCTGAGATATAGGATACAGCATCGTAGCAGTGCTTGAGGTCGTTATTCTCACCGCGCCAATGCCTCAAGCTCTTGACGAGGTTGGGGCAGCGCTCAGCGTGAACCATAAACCGGCCATCGACACAGGCAGCCGAGAGCATCCGGGCACGGGTACGCACTGAGCCGCGCCCCTTGTACGGCGTGGCTATCTCAAACGGTGGGCGGGCTGACCCAACCATGTGCGAAAAGGCTCGCTCAAGCAGCTCGTTGACCCTCAAGCCCAGACCCAACCGGCCCGCGCTGTTGCTGTCACCTACTGCCTTGTCGACCATCTTGGGCGAGACTCCCCAGCCCTTCATCATGTCCATGATCTCACGCGCCTCGATGGCTGGCGTATTGCGCTCCTGGCTGACGTACTCGTCGAGCACCCACAGCCGCGCCCCATCCCAAGCCACCAGATAGCACACGCTATTGCCTGGGCGCTCTCCATGGTCCCAGCCCAGCCCTATGGCCTCGACCTTCTCAGGCGGATCGGTGAAGGTGTTGTCCTCGCTGAAGGCGATCCACCTGTCAACGCTCACACCCTCCCAGGCACCCTCCACGCGCTGTGCGTATTCCCAGGGTCCATAGCCAGCTATCTGGCGGTCAATGCTTTCTTGGCTCCGGTGCGGGCAGTTCTCCGCACTGAGTGAGATCCGCTGGATGTCCCACTCCTCAACCGGTGGCTTGCCTGTGTCGGGGCTGCCCTCCACGTGGTGCCTGAGCCAGTCGCATGGGCGGCCTATGGGCGTAAAGCTCATCACGACTGGGCCATTGTTCACAGCCACGCGGGTCAGGGCTTCTGCGAAGTGCGCCTGCTTGGGTAGCTCGTCAATCATGAGATAGTCGATGGTGGCGCCAGTCAGGGCCATCACCTCCTGGGTTCCTGACTTGCCCACAATGAGCGAGCCGTTGGTCAGCCTCAGCATCTTGACAGAGCGGTGCGTGTAGCCTCTGGAGCTGTCGTAGGTCACCGAAGGATGCAGCACGCCGGGCGGTTCTATCTCGCGCAGCTTGGCCGAGAAGTTGACCCAACCACCCTTGAGGTCAGCGCACATGATCCACCCTATCGAGTGCTCTCCAGGTGATGGCCGATAGGGGTGCATGCCCAGTGCCATCCACCACGTCTCGGCGGCGAGGGCTCGCGTCTTGCCCACCTGATTACCTGCTATCAGGAGACGGCGCGGGTGCTGTGACTGGTGGACGAGTCGCTGTCCTGGTGACATGCCACCGAAGCCGGGCGGCTCTTGTTCGTATTGGGCCAGCAGGTCGGCCTCGTATCGATCCGCGAATGCGGCGAGCTTGCCAATGTCAATCACTTGCCCACGTCGGTCTGCTTGCGGTTCAGTGCTGCCAGGATCATGTCCTCGGGTAGCCGGGCCACCTCGCCAATGATGCTCTCGCGTCCGTCCTCGCTATCCATCTCGACCATGTGCTGCTGGGTTTCCGCGTCATTGATGATGGCCTCTACCACTGGGGCTGAGTCTCTGCGATAGCAGTGCCTGCGCTCAAGCAACCACGCGCTGGCCTGCCAGCTACCCTCCTTGCCTGCCTTGTTGATGACTGCCAGCGAAATCCCCGCCCCTTCTGCCTCGGCGCCTTTTACGGCTTCCTTAAACTCCTTTTGCCTGTCGTGTCCCTGCTCCGCTTCTTGGAGCCATCGGTAGAACGTGCTCTCCCTGATCCCCACGTACCCGCACGCTAGCCGGTACGTCATGCCGAGCCTAATGCCCTGGCAGAACTTGGCCTGTAGCTCAGGCGTTAGCTTGGTCTTGCGTCCTGTGGTCATGCGTCCTCCAGTCCAGCGTATCGAGCGCGGATGATGTCACAGTAGCCGGGCTCTCGTTCAATGCCGATACACCGCACGTTCTCCGAGTGCGCCGCCAGTAGCGTGGTGCCTGACCCACAGAAGGGCTCCAGCACCGTGGCGCCTGGAGGCGTGACCAGCCGCACCAGCCAGCGCATGAGCTGCACAGGCTTGACGGTTGGGTGATGGTTGGTGCGGTCTGTTGTTCTAAGGTTGGGTACGTGGTGATCCGTCTTCCTGCCGTCTGTTCTCCGCACCTGCGGCATCTCTTCACACCCTGCTTCCCGCTCCCCCCTGGATGCCTTCGGGCACGCGTACAGGTTCGCGGGCCATCTGCCACCCGGATCTACCGTGGAGATGGGGTTCACCAACGAGCCACCCACATAGGAATCCTGCCAGCCGCCCACCGACCTTGGGCCGACCTCATCATTCGGCCCAGGCCAAGCCGGATCGCCATAGGCATAGCGGCACCCGTCAATGTTGATCCCGCCCACTCCATGGGCCAGCACGTTCTCCGCCACCGTGCCCTCCAGTGGCTTGCGTGCCAGGACGCAGGGCTCATAGGCTGGCTTCAGTGCCGTGCCCCATCCCTCCCACTTCTGGGCGTCCTCGGTGGAGGGTGCGGTGGCGGGAGTATGAACGGTCCTCCCGCTCTGGCTTCGCTCGTCTCCATACTTTTCGCCGCAATCACAGACGCCGCGCCGCGCTATCCCTGGGCATGTCGATCCGCCCTGCCCCACCACCTCACGCTCTGCCCCATGGTGCTGGTCGAGTGCCTTGGAGACATCGTGGGACTTCGGGAACCCTTGCCACTGGACCCAGGCGATCTGGTCGCGTATCTCCAGCCCGGCATCCTCAAGCGCCACGGTCAAGCGGTGGACGGTGCGAGTAGCGGCAAACGCTATCAGGTGTCCTCCAGGCTTGAGCACCCGTAGAGCCTCGGCTGCGAAGTCATCACCCGGCACGGCACAGTCCCAGCCCTTGCCCATGAAGCCGATACCATAGGGCGGGTCAGTGACCACGGCATCAACCGAGGCGTCAGGCAGTGAGCGCATCACCTCCAGGCAATCCCCACAGTGGAGGGTGTGCCTGCCTAGGGTGACCACCTCTCCAGGCTTGGTGATGGCGGGTATCTCGTCCGGTATGGCGTCCAGGTCTGCGCCTGACTCCTCCGGCCCATCCATCGGCAGCGGGTCACTCTTGGCCATGATCTCGGCAAGCTCATCATCTGACCAGCCTATGCCGGTAAGGTCTGCGCCCTTCGTCTCCATCTCCAGCAGGACATCAGCCAGGAGGTCATCGTTCCAATCGGCAATCTCACCGACCCGGTTATCTGCGAGCGCCATGAGATGCGCCTCTGCCGGGTCCAGGTCCATGAAGCGTACGGGTACCTCTGGCATGCGTAGTTCAAGAGCTGCCTTCAGTCTGGTATGCCCAGCTATGATCTCCCCATTGGGCCGTGCCACGATGGGCGAACCAAACCCGAAGCGCTTCATAGACGAGACGACATCAGGCACAGCCTTGTCATTGTCGCGCGGGTTGTCAGTCCAGACGGCCAGCGCCGCAGTGGGCACCCATAGCGCCGCTGCCTGGGTGTACTTCAGTCTGAGGTCGGCTGGCTCAATCGTTGAGGAGAACTCACCGTTTGCCTGCTCCTCAAGGACCGTGGTGCCCTTTGGCGTTGGCTTGACCTTGTGCTCAACCTTGACCCTGATGGTGTCCTTCATACGTGCCCTCTGGGGCAACCATAACACCCAAAGTGAGCCACGCGGAAACAACACAGGCGGGCACCTGTCCGTTGCCTATCGCTCTGAGGCGCTTGGGGCGGTTCGTCTTGTCGGTGGTGATGCGGGGCACAGGCTCCTCGTTCCACCACGTCTCATCGAACCACGAGCCCAGCTCAGTCATGGGCTCCAGGCTCGTCCAGCCAATCGGCCAGCCCATGAGCCACTCCACCCAATCGGGCGACAGTCGCCCCATTTCATCTCCGCTGTAGTGTTTACCATGTGCGGCCAGATACTGATCGTGCTCTCCATGCCTCCATAATTCTAAGCCTTTGTGATGAATTGCTCCTCTTGTAATGACCAGCGCCTCCTCATAGGCCATCGTCCCATCATCCACGCGCCTCCTGATTGGCGACACATCGCCACTATTCGCGATTCCACCATCTCCCCATCCCGCGCTTGGTGTCGGCCATGATGCCATAGCTGGGATGACGCCCTGAGCCTCAAACGGGCTCTTGCCGCCTAACATCGCCCGAGCCTCTGCCTCGGTCATGTCTCCCGCCAGCACCTTCTGGCGCAGCATACGCACATTGCCCTCACACGGGCGATCCGGTACGGTGTTGGGCGTTGGCCACAATCCAGAGCCTGTCTCGCTTGTGGGGCGCACCGACCGACTCAGCCGATATGCAGCTCCATCGACAATCAAACCCGCTTTCGGCCAAGTCTCCGAGAATGGTGTGCATATACCCGTGGGAAGCAGCAAGGAGGCCTGGGACGTTCTCCAGCAGTACCCATCTGGGTCGAACTTCGCGAACGATCCTAATGGTTTGGGGCCACATGTTTCGCTCATCGTCTGCGGCTTGCTGTTGACCGGCAACGGAGAAGGGCTGACATGGGAAGCCCGCAGAGATGATATCCACGCATCCACGCCAGGGTCGCCCGTCGAAGGTCTGCACATCGTCCCAGATGGGGAAGTGCTCAAGGAGTCCGTCCCGCTGTCGCTGCTGGAGGGATTCGATGCAGTAGGGCTCGCGCTCGACGGCGCAGACTGTGCGCCATCCGAGGAGTCTGGAGCCAAGGAGGCCTCCGCCAGCTCCGGTAAATAGTGATAACTCATTCATTCTGTCCTCTGGGTGTGACACCGTGCGCCGGGTTGATGAGAGCCCGGCACGACTTCCTACCTCACCCAAGTATGGCGCACGGCGTCAGATGGTGGTGGTCACACTTCAGCTATTCCTCACCCCCTTCGTTTTTCCAGAGGCAGTAACTGTCATAAACAGTAAAGCTGATCACATCCCGCGCGTGAGTTTGCGCTTCCTTCATGTTGCGAAATGGGCCTTCAGTAGCATTCACAAGCCTCGTACCATCCACATCCAAAGTCCACATTACAAACCAGCCTTTCAATTCGGTGGGCGTCATTCCGCGCCCCTTTCTGTGTTGGTGGTGGGTGTGTGGTGGGTGGTAGACTCGCAGTCATAGCAGAGCGGTGTGTGTCCGTTTGGCAGTTTGCACCATAGGCGCACAGTAGTTTTGCAGTGGGAGCACTGGTAGCAAAAGCAGCCCAGAATGGTAGTGGGATTCATGGTTCTATTCCTTGTGTGTGGTGGTGGGTGCCTCCGTGGATACAGCCGGAGGCGGGCTGGGCGGGCTTGGCTCCCGCTCTCCCCTGTTGGTGGTTAGGCAAGATTCACAATAGCAGGCACGTTTTGACTGCGGCAGATGACGATCTGATCGGTGGCTTCGGGCACTTCTCTTTCCATGGAATCACGCCATTGATAAGGAAACAAAGGCGCGGTGATGTGTACGGTGGTTTCTTTGATGTTCACCATTGACCACTTGCTCGCACCTGTAAGGCCTGCACTATGCGGGGAGTACTCGTTCAAGATGCCGAGTTTGCCGGGCACCTTGTAAACGAACAGCACGCGGTTATCGTCGGTCACCATGATGTCAGTGTGAAATCCCTGGCGGTCGTCGCGCTCAAGGTCGCGCTTTGCAAGTTGCTCGTTGTAGCTGAGGTCAATGCCAGCGGCCTCTACGGCTTCTGTCATGGTGTCAAAGCGAGCGGTAATGTTGAAAGTCAAGGTGTTCATGGTGGCTCCTGTTGTTTGGTTACTCTCCATTCTTACCTTATGGGTAAGACCATGGCAAGCACTTATTTGCATTTAGCCAAACTTTTCTCAATCCTTCAGCATCAGCCTGGGCGAGAACTCAAGCAACTTGGCCACCTCCTCCCGGCTTGTGGTGAGCTTCTTGCGCTCCTTGTTGGCGCGATATGCAGCTCTGAAGCTGGCACGGTTCGCGGTGTTGGAGCTTACGTCTGACCGGCACAGCACCGACCAGCCACCGCAGGCACTGAGGCCCGCCATCATCGCGGCGCTCGTGGCTGGGTCTTGGTCAAGCTGCCAGCATCCCTCCTTGCCCGGCGGGTCCATGTAGCCATGGCGCCCAACGCTCTGGATCAAAGTGCCCCATTTTTCGTCTGAGTCGTCTACCTGACTCAGGCTCACCTGGGGCGCGTGGGCTTTCAGCTCTCCTGGTGTAGGCCAGAAGCGCTTGTCTGCACTTAGGAAGCTCACAGCCGCAGACATGGCGTCCGCATTTGTCATCTCCCGAAACACCATCTGGTAGATAAGGATGGCGCTCTCCATGCGCCCAGGCTCGCTCCAGTTGCCTGGAGGCTTGAGCCCGGCTGTCTCCATAAGGTGGATAATTGTTATGACGGTGTCTTCATTTATTGCCATTGGTGGTCTCTCGGCTTGGGTGGAATGGGAAGGTTACGACGTTCAGACCGTCGCGTTCTCGGTTTCGTCTGGCAAGCATCTCGGTGATGCCCTCCCGCTTGGGTGGTGCTGGCGTGAAGGTTTGGTTTCCTTCGTTCGTTGCGTGCCGCAGGTAGCGGTCAAAGTTTGCTGGCCTGATCAGCGTGTCGAGGTCATTGCCCTGCTCTCGGTTCCAAGCTGCGTTGGGATGGTTCGACACAAAGTGCCACTCAGTGACCAGCAGCAGATCCTCAACGGTGTGCTCTTTGAGCCTCGCTTTGAGCATGCGGCGCCGGGAGGCTGTCAAGCCGATGCCCCGTGTCTTGGGTCGGTGCTTGGACCGAACCTCAAGCATCCTGGACCAAGCGGTAGCGACCGCGTCTTTGGGTTTATCTAGAGAAGAACTGTGTTCTTGTGTAGTTGTGTTCTTGTGTAGATCCGCGCGTGGGGACCCTGGTGGTACCCGGCTGGTACCCGAGTGGTCCCTCGGGCTCTGTGATTCTAATGGTTTAGCATCGCTATCTGGTACCTCAGTGGTACCCGGCTGGTACCCGAGTGGTACCTTTTGATTTGAGCCAGCTTGATGGGGGTTTCCCCAGACCGCCTCATCCTTCATAGCGTTGCGTGTTCGCTTGTCTGACCATCCCCACCGCTTGGAGAGCATGACCCGACCTGGGCGCTTCTTGCGGCCCATGCGCTCTTGGTCAGCCCACCAGCGCAGATCCATCAGCACCGCCGAACGTGGCCAAGGTTTGGGTAGCTCTATGGCGATGTTTGGCCACCAAGCCGCATCAATGGGTAGCCATGGTGCAACCGCGTCTTTCTTCTCTTTCACTTCCTCTCCCACGTATCAAAGTCTTTCCGGTTGCTGCCTCCCTGGAGCTACCAGGGAGGTGGTCAAAGACCGCGCAATCGTGAAAGAACCGGTTACCCCGGCGACAATATCATAACTCGTTTGAGCAACTCATAACCTCAATCTCTGTCTTGCCCTTCTCGCCCCGATCCCCATAGAAGTCTCGGGCCTCGATTAGGACGATTTGGTTGTCATCCACAATCACGCCAGCCCGCACAATGATGTCATTCGCCATCTTCGTCAGGTTGTCCAGGTCGGGCTTACTCGCCTTGAAGATGCGCCCTGCCGGGTCGCGCTTCCTAAGCAGTCTCAAGGGGCGCGGGTGTACGAAGATGAGGTACACAGCCACCGGTCCCGCGTAGGGCTCCTCCTTCCATTGTGAGCGAAGGACGGCAGTACAGGTGTCGAGATACTCCTTCGTCTTCTTCGGCAGATAGGCATGGGCTTGGCGCCCTCTAACGGTCACCCTGGGCCGACCCATAGCAACGGGCGTGAAGTGGAGCACGGCTTCAAACATCATGGTCATATCGCCTTGAATAGATCGCCCTGAGATCTGAAGTGATCCCAACATCTTCCGACGATGCCGGTGCCAGGAAACAGATCAACAAGATCGTCGCCCGCCTCCGCACCAAGAACCTCAAAGAGCCAATAGCAAAACCTCTCTGGCTTTGCCCCGGTCAGCCCTTTCTTTAGGGTTATGTTGGCGCTGACAAAGTCCGAGACAGTCGGTATCTCTCGCCCACGTTTTCTCCCCCCCCTCACAATGACTGGTTCCCAGGCATAGGCGGGGTTGACGTTTGGTTTGAAACTCGCGAAGGGTTTGACCCATGCCATCACCCGCACATCTGGAGGACACATTGGCAAGATGGTCTGAAGAGTCGTAGAGGTGAGGCTATAGGCCCAGCCATCGGGGTAGTCTTCAGATAGGGACTCGATGAGATCGCGGTGCGTCTCCGGGTCATCCCAGATCATGGCTTCGTCATGGTGGTCAATGTACAACCGGCCACATCCCAGATATGGCGGGTCAGCGTAGGCAAATCTCATCGTCTGAGCAGCTCGATCCAGATGTGGCGCTGAGAGTCTGTCACCTGAAGCGCCTCAAACAGGTCAGACATGATTCGGACGTGTGGCGGGTTCCTGCCTTGCTCCCACAGACACACGGTCTTGCCCGTGACCTTGAGTAGCTCGCCAAGCTCTTCCTGTGACATCCCTGCCTGTGCTCGTGCCCGCTTGAGCTTGTCTCCGAACTGGCTGGTCGGGTTGGTTTGTTCTGCTGTCATGTTCCCTCCTGGGTAGTGGTCCTCTTATCCACTCATCGCACGTTTGCGGGGTCTGGTCAAATAATCTGCATTATTCCCTTGCGGGTAACTTACCCCCGATGTATAAGAGAGTGTACCCAACGAACAGGAGCCACCATGACCACCACCGAAGCCACCATCAAGACCGCCGCCGACACAGCCACTTATAGAAATGCGGGACCAGCAACAGCATGTGAACGATGCGGAGACGCGCCCATTTATGGGTTCGCTTGCACCGGAATATCCATTGAACTCCAAACGGAGAACTTCTCGGCAACCGAGGCAATCCTGTGCGCCACGTGCGCGGCAGAGGCGCCAATCGGTCCTGACGCAGCATTCCTTATTGCCTCCAACTAACCACCACGGGCTGGGCATCCCTTCTGCCCAAGGAGACACCATGACCCCTTCCACCTTCCTCGATGCCACAGCGCTCGCTATGGCTGACATGCAACAGCGCTGGCCCGGCATGACCATCGAGCCTGATGGCGTGACGGTGGTAGCGCTGGACCGGCGAGCCCTCAACAGGCTCCACGTCGTCATCACGATTGATGGCGAGATGTTTGGCGAGATGTTCAAAGGCGCGGAGGTTGAGACGATGCAAACAAGTCGCGCCACCACTCACACGAGTATCCACGAGATCGGAGATCACACCGTGAAATACAAAACTCAGATCTTCCGCAAAGACGAACCAATCACCATCACCACAACCACCCTCTGAGGAGAACCCATGAGAACCGCGAACCGAATCACCACGCGCCAAATGAAGCGCCGCCAGTTGCTGGCCCTTCGATCACGACGGCGCCGCAAGCAACTCATCAAGACCCGCTGTCATAAGACCAAGACCGTGGTTGCCCTTCGCCCGCTCAAGCAGAAGAGCGCCGAGGAGCCAGCCCCTGTCAATCGTATCGACCTCCCTATCACGAACCCAACCACCCTCTGAGGAGACCCCATGACCACCAACGAAGACAAACTAAACGCATGGTGGGCTGCACAAGTGCAAGCCGCCAAACAAGAAAACGACAGCGTGACATTCGGGGGCGATACGCCCGCCCTGTTTGCAGCTCTTGCGAAGGCTCAGGGTGACATGCCCGGCGTCGTCAAGGATGCTGCGAATGACTACTTCGGATCGAACTACGCCACGCTCGGCGAAGTGCTCCGCTGCATCACGCCAGCCCTCAACAAGCACGGTTTGTTCTACATGCAAAATCCCAACAAGATCACCGTCGTTGACGGGCTGATGAGAATGGAGACGCTGATCACGCATGCTTCGGGCGGGTGGATGCAGATGGTTTCGTATAGCCCGATGCCATCAGGCAAAGGAAACGCAACTCACGCCCACGGGAGTACAATTAGCTACACTCGGCGCTATGTGACTAAGAGCATTTTCGCGGTCCCTGAGATGGACGATGACGGGAATGCGGCTGGAGGCATGGGCAAAGCTCCAGCGCCAACCAGAAGGCCAGCACCACCCACCAATGGGCCAGGATGCCCTGAGTGCGGCGGCGCCATGTGGGACAACCGGGCATCAAAGGCAAAGCCATCATTTCCAGACTTCCGATGCAAAGACAAAGCGTGCGCCAGTGACAAAGGCGTCATCTGGCCACCAGATCCACCAAAGACCGAGGGCATGGGTACATGGTCTGAGCCTGAACGTAAGGGCTTCTGGAAAATCATGGGCGAACTCAAGATCGAAAAGTGGATGCTTGATGAGTTCATCGCGCACACCAATAACCGACGCCAGCCTGCTAACTTCATGACGCACCCGAAGAACATGACCGAGCCCGAGCGGGTCGAGTTGCTCACTTGGTTTAGCAGCGCTGCGGGTGTCCAGGTTCTCAACGAGATCCGTGATGATCTGAACGCTGACTTCAACAAAGAAGAAGGACCATTCTAATGCACACTTTCAAAATTACTAAAACAGACGATACGGGCTTTGCCATTCAATGCGAGGTTGGCCACTATGCCCCAGATGGGACGTGGGTAGTGAACAAGACCACCGATGGCATGCGCGATGCTACCAACCTTGTGCGTGAGTTGAACGGTGGCTTTCCAGAACGGGAGTTTGCCCAGGTATGGGAATTTCAGAGACGCCTCGCTGACTTCGTAAATGGGGAGAGCAAGTGGCTATGAATACCTACGAACTGTTGACCGCTGCCGGGCACATACTCGGAGACATCGAGGACGAGAACGGGGAGATCACCGAAGCCACCCTGGCCGGGATGGATGAATGGATTGATGCCGCAGAAGACAAGCTGGGCAGAATCCGCGCTGTCATCACCCGCACCAAGAACGAGCAGGCTCTGCTTCGCGAGGAGGAGAAGCGATTGGCTGACCGGCGCAAGCGCCTGAACGACGTACTTGACCGGGTGACCGACCTTGCCACCTCACTGCTCCAGGCTCAGGAGGCCCTGGGCCATGACAACAAGGTCAAGACGGACACCTACAGTGTCTGGCTTCATACCACCAAGCGGGCAGAGCTTGCCGATGGCTTTACCATTTATGACGTGCCGGAGGAGTTGAGGAATTACGGCAAGCCGGCGCTGAACAGGACCGCCGTAAAGGAGGCCGAATCAAAAGGAGATCTGCCGCCTGGGACAGTAATCCAAGACCATCAAATCTTGAGGTGGAAGTGATGCAGATGCCCGACGGATACGACGACTGGAAGCTGGCCAGCCCAGAGGATGACGCGCCCCACCTCATCGAGTGCGAGACGTGTGATGCCATGGTGCCAGAGGAGGAGGCCATCCAGATCAACGATGGGGATTGGCACCCTCTGGTTTGCCGGGAGTGTGCAGGATGAAAACTCAACTCCGCCCCACCATCTGGCTCGACCGAGATGGGTCACCACTGGACGAGCTACGCGCTGGCGTTGAGCGCATGGTCAACCTGCACTGTGAGACACCACAGAAGCAGGTGGCCTTGTGCCGGGTCTTTGTCTGTCGCCAGTTGCAGCGCATCCACAAGCACCCGATCCGCTTTCAGTTTCGGCGCGTGTTCCGAGAGAACACCCTCACCCAACTTGGCCTATGGCAGGCAGCCCACGTGCAGCTCACAGGGCGAATATACGAGCCCGATGATGAGGCTATCGAGGAGCTTGCGGCGCTGTGCAACCAATCAATCAAGGAGTCCTCATGACCCAGCTCATAGACAGCGCCATAGCCGTCGCCTTCATCGCTGCCTGCCTCGTCTTCATGATGGGGCTGGAGAGCCTGACGATGTGGCTAGTGCGATAAAGGAATAGGGCGCCGGTTGGGGTAAGGACAAACCCCACGGCTCAGCAGGAAACCTGACCGGCGCCCAAACCCTACCTGCTCTTGTTGATCACCAAGTCCACAACCACGTCAACAAGTAGCGCAAGCATGCGCTCCTCCATCCCCTCAACAATGCCGGGGATGTTGATCTTGTCGTTGAGAAACTCAACTACCCACTTGCGCTTCTTGGCTCCCGCGCCGGGCTCGGGGAATAGCTCTTCTGCCATCTCCACAGCACGAGCCGCCAACCTGCCAATCTTGCGGCGTCTCATTCGCTCGCGTCCGTGGCCGGTTCTTCCGCCTTGCTGGGCTCAGGTGCCTCCTCAGCGTCTGCCTCAGCATCAGTCTTAGCAGGTGCGGCCTCCACTGCGGGCGATTCTGCGGCCTCCTCCGCGCTCGGTAGCTCTGGCTTGAACTGGCAGGTTCCAAAGATGGACGACACCACCACGGCACCCCCAACGAAACCGACCTTTAGTTTATGTGCTTCTGCAAGCTCTTTGATTTTGCTCATGACATCTCCTCTTCGTGAATCAATGTGTACGTAAACAGCTCTGCGCCACTGGCCTCGCAGATGTCCATAGCCTCGGCCCAGTCTGACTTCCTGGCGAACACCTGACAGCCCGCAGACCAGCGGCCTACGGCTTTATTCTCGGCGTCCAGGTCGGAGATCGGATGGGTGCCAGAGCCACCGCTGTGATGGACGTTGATCCCATACCAACCCTCCGTAATTTTTTTTGGGTCCATATCCAGAATGGCGTCACCGTCTCCATCTCTGAAGCACTGCACGGTGCCTGCTCTCTGGCAGAGCGTGCGATACCCCACGCGCCCCTGGTGGTTGTCGAACTTATAGACCGGCCAGGAGCCAGGACACAGGATCGCAGTCCCACCAGTGGGGCCATCCTCAAGCCAGGGTATGCCTGGGTCAGTCGTCGCCGGGTAGGTGCGATGCGACCACAGCCCGTCCTTCACCCAGGCGAGGTGTATGTGGTCATCAAACTTCCCTGCCTCTCGGCTGGAGCTCCTCACGCCTATCAGATTGATTTGCCCGTCCATGTGCATCGGGTGACCGAGGCGCTCACATGCCAGGACCACAGCCGGATATTTGGCCGAGGGCTTGTCATCGCTCATGGCCTCACGCCTGCCCAGGGCGGCGAGGGTGCGCGGGCCTACCACGCCATCGACGGTGAGCTTCTCCACGCCTTGGAACAGGCGCACGGCCGTCTGCGTAGCCGGGCCAAAGATACCGTCTGCCACGAGCGAGCCATAGCCCGCAGCGTTCAGCCGCTTCTGCAAGTCACGTACACCCGGACCACGGGCGCCGATGCGGATAATCATGCGTCAACCTTCTCTGCGATGTGGTCAAGCTTGCCGGAGATGTCGACCAGTAGCCCGTCAATGCGGGCGTCGTATTTCGCTATCACCTCGTCATACCTATCGCGGATCTTGTCGAACCCTTCTTCCCGCTCCTTCTCGATGGTGGCGAGCGTTTCAAGCAACCGATCCACATAGGCGTCGAGCCTCTTCTGTGTTTCACGATGCTGCCAAACCAGAAACAGAATGAACGCACCAGCCATCCCGGCATCGCTCATCACTGATGTCCACGAGGTGAGATCGTCCATCAGTCACACCGTGCGCCAGTTGCCTGACAGATGGCCGCGATGCTGCGCCCCTGGGCAGTGACATCATCACGAAGCGCACGCTGCTCAGTCATCACCGTCTCGATGCGCTCAAGCCCAACCGGGTGCCCGGCCTCGTCCTCGTGAATCTCGATCTTGGCGTGAGCATCTGAGGCGATGTCATGGGCTCCGAGCATCTGCGCGGCGATGCCACCAGCACCGAACAAAACAGCCGATGCCCACAGCCCAATCTTAACCAGCGTGTCTGCGTTCATGATTGCCCCCATGGCTTGCTTAGAAAGACCGGCGCCCGGCGATAGCCTGCACCAACACGGACACCTTCTCAATCACCACATGCACTCGCTCCGGGTCGGTGTAGCCGCTGTTCCCGCGCTGGTCCACCATGATCCACGGGTGAGCATACGAGCCGAGGTGGCGCATCTGCTCCGTGTGCTGAATGTTGTAGTCGATCAAAGGCCCGGTAGCGAGTGCTGGCAGGCTGTCGAGGTCGTCATTCGCTGAGTTTGCCAGCCACATCCTGACCGAACCCTCATTAATTGAGGCAGCACTGACGCCCGCGTTGGCGTCTGACACAGTGGGGAAGCCACCAATCTGCATGAACATCTGGTCGAAGTCGGTGGTATCTGACGTTCCCTCACGAAGTGACACGCTGCCAGCATTGCCAAAGTTGAGATCAGTGTTCACGCCACTGTGAACGGTGTTGTCTCTCAGTGAAGGTGACGCACCATCACCGGGCGCGATGGTCAAGAACTCAAGCTGGCTGTGCCCGTCTGCTTGGTTGTCTTGTTTGTCCGTACGAAAGATCTGCGCGTAGTTGTTCAGGCTGTCACACTTTGGCGGCGCTGTCGGGTTGCCACTTTGATCCGTGGAATAGAAGGCCCAACCAACGCCGCATCGTGTAGCGCTTCCCTTGGCGCCACCACCCCAGGGATCGGTGTCGTCTGCTGTGTTTCCTCCGATGCCGTAACCGCACCCAGAGCTAGCGGTGCCCACCTGCCCGAACTGCATCCGTACAGTGATGATTGCGTACTCCGAATAGAAGGTTTCAGCGGTGACACCCGTGGGTGTTCCGGCAGGTGTGCAGTCCATGTGATCTTTGTAGATCAGTGCAAACCCTGGAACGACGGGATCACCTTCGGTCGGGTTGTATTCAACCTTGTTCCCGGCAGCCTTCACATCCTCGATCCCTGCCGTGATGATGAGCTTGTCTCCGCTGTTGGTTGCCGCCCATGCGTTTACGTACGTTTCCCCGGCCCCATTGTTGCCGACCACTGACCACTTCGCGGTATCCAGATCCAGGTCTACCCACTCAGAATATGGCGCACTGGCACCACCACCTCCACCGGGATTAGGGCGTTGCTTCCATCCGTGTGATTTTGGTGTTGAGTATCCCATCGTCTACCACCCATTCGCTGCGGTAGAACCGCTGATGTAGTAGAGCGTGGTGACGCTGTTGTCTGAGGCACTCGCGCACACAGAGCGATGGTAAAGGATGCATGTGCTTGAGACGTAGGGCACGGCGGGATCGCTGACGTTGTCGATAGTGGCGGCGGCCGTGTCATTTTCCACCACGACTGAAGCATTGGCCGCGCTTGGGTTTGTAGCGTTGCCCAGGATCGGGTCAATGGTTGCTGCACTGCCAGCAGTTTTTGTAGCCTGTTGTCGTAGGATTCTGCCACGTTTTGGAATGCCCGTGATGGTCGCCTCCGTGGCTGCGCCTGCTTCTGTTTCACTGATTTGTACGAGGTAATCATTGCCTTTGCGGCTGACGGTTACGGTTGCGGAATAGGCCATACTGGCTCCTATGGTGTTGAGTTGGTGTCTCTGATGGGGTCTTCGATAATCATTAGCTCAATCACTGGCGTGATGTCCGACCACTCAATGGTTCGGACAAGGGCGACTGAATCAACGGAGATCGATGGGTCTTTGATTGTCACGACATCCCCCGCTGTCAGCCACGCCAGTTTCTTGTCTATGGCGTATTGTATCACCCTCGGCGGGGTACACTTGGCCCGACTCATCCACTGCGCGATGAACGATGCAGTGGCGGTGTCGTAGATGAACGGAGCCTCGACGGTCATGGCTCGCGTCCCGTGGCGCAGATACGACATCCGGGCGTAGGCGTTGGGCCATCCTGTGGCCGCTGCGTTCTTGAAGCCAGCCAGCCCGCTCTTGGCCGAGTTGGGATTCATCACCTTCCAGCCTGGAAAGGTGGCCTGCTTGATTGGTTGCTCTGGGTTTCCGTCAAGCGTGGTGGTTGCAGCGTAGTCATCGTTGACAGTGTCCCAGGCATACCGCACCACAATCTCATTCCCTATCTGGATATCTTCATACTGCACACTGGAGACGCGCTCGCAGTTACCACCGCTGGCGCTCATCTCCACTAAGTCTTCCACAGCGTCAGCCCTTGTCGCGTCCATGTCCCACAGGATCGGGTAGACACCCTCGGACCCTGACACCGCCATCGAGATAGGCAGTAGCGGCGCGATGTTGTCGAGGATCCACTGATACGGTGAGACGCGCTCCGTGATGGTGCCGCTTGTTCTCATGAATCGTATGCGATCCGAGATGGCCATGATGCGGCCCGTGTCGCTGGTCACAGTTGAGGCCTTGAACAGGTAGCTCATCAACTCGCCCAAATCGTTGAGCGGCTTGCCGTTGCGGTCTGGGCGTTGGCTCTCAATGCCGCCCTCTGTTGTCGCCGGTGCGGCGTACCAGGATATCTGCCAGTCTCCATCCGGCCACCCGCCCAACAGCTCGATAACTGTGACTACCCGCCCGAGTCCGTCAGTGGCCTGGATTAGATCAACCACGCCGATAGTTACGGGATCTGCTGACTTGTTCCACAATGTCACCTTATCAGCCATGACCGCGTGGCCTGCCACAAGCAAGAGCGTGTTTGATACTTGATATACCGGAGTGCCCGCGAGGCTCTGATTGGAAACGATGCCACCAGCGGCGCCGGTAGATACTTGATCCGGCAGCCTGCCCGGAGTACCCCAGATAAACGGGTATGACTTACCCGCCACCTTGGTAGAAGCCATCGGCCAAGTCTCGGCATTGATGACCGCAGACGGGTCAGGGAACAATGTCTCATCCTCAAGCGTCTTTGACTTGATGGTGCCTACTACCGGCTCGCCGGTATCGCCATAGCTCGCACCCATGAACGAACCTTTAATCAGGACATACCTATCATCACGGGTTGAGCCACGAACCCACAGCGATAGCTCACCGGTAGCGGCTGACAAGCTGGCGCCATTGGCCACAAGCCTCGCGACACTACCGGGAAACAAGAACTCCACCGTGGCGGTCGGCAGTGCTGCCGAGTCTGCGAACAACGCGAACGTCGTATCGATGGACGGAGGCACCAGCGAGGGGTTGTATTGATAGGGAGTGCCAGCAGCGTCAGACACAACGACCGACTCAGACGCGAATAGATAGTCAGCGCCCTGTAGGGTCAGCGTCAGAAGCCAAACGAGATCGCCCGTCTGGAGCGCTTCACGATCCAAGAGTGATCCGATATCGCCGCGCACTCCACCCATCAGATCTCCTCCTCAATGGTGAGGGCTCCAATGGTCATCAGCTCGCCCGCGTCCGGGTCGTCTTCCTCACCCAGCACCGTATCAAGCTCTACGTTTCCGAGGACGCGACCATACAGAAACCGGTCCCGGCTGGTTGTCTGGTAGACACCATTGGCAATGTCCGAGCCTGGGCCGTATCCAGGCGCATCATCTGCGAAGGTCACGTTGGTCGCTGTGAGGTTCTTGGGGTTTGACCCGGAGTCCGTCAGCGTTGGCAGCGTGTCACCGTCGCCCATCTTCCAATGATGCAGCGGGATATTGCCGTTGAGGTTGGCGCTTGCGCTGCCTGGGGTTCCGTGGTTGAACACGCGCCGAACCTCGGACACATCGAGCGCTTTGCCCCAGATGGTCATATCATCCAGGTTCGCCAAGAGGCCACCCGACGAACCACCGACACGGAACACAGTACCGCTCTGAATGGTGGAGGCTATCGTGGTGCCGTTCTGGGTGTGAGACTGCGCGATGCCGTCGACGTAGATGGCCAGACCATTGACCGAGGAGAGCCCGTCATACGAGCAGACAACATGATGCCAAGCGTCATCGTCGAAGGTGTCGATGTTTGTATTGATGCGGATCTCGTTGGTCGAGTCATCCTCGATGGCCCATGACACCTCTGCCGGGTCTGCCCCATAGAAGGAGAGCCGGTAGCCCGTGGCGGTGGTCGATACCTGCTTGTCGATGATGCGGTGCCAGATGGTGCTTACCGTCGTGCGCCGAAACCAGAACGAGATCGAGAACGCATCAGTGCGGTCAAAGTTTGCACAGGTCGCATCTGCTGATACGGCATAGGCCGAGCCATTCAAGACGGCGCTTTTCAATGATGTTGAGCTGGGCTCAAACCTTGGGACGTTGGCGAGATACACCACCGGCACCGCTGAGCCGTCAACGCCCTCGACGATGCCGCGCATCGTGGCGGGCGTGTTGCCCTTAGAGGCGACGACAGCCGCGCCGGTATCACCTGACACCTTGTAGTAGTCTGGGAAGGGATACAGCCCCGATATGGGCGACACGTCCACTGGCTCAGACCAACCGAATGCCACGCTCCTGCGAGGCGGGCCAAGCACCCGCGCCCCCCTGGTGCCGTCTCGCGTTGTGGTGAGTTGCGTGTTGGTGGTGGTCGCGAGGTTCCGCGCCCAGGAGTAGTCATGCGCCAAGAGGTGTGCATGCCCAATCACAACAGAGCCAATCGTAAAGTACCCGTCTGGCGTGGACTGGGCGTCAATGACCAGCTTGAGCTTGGTGTACTTGTTCGCCACGCCAGAAGCGACACCCAGCAAGCGCGGTGCCCAGATGTTGCACAGCCCATTAGCAGGCTCTGTGCCGTCTGCTCCACCGATACGCAGAGACGGAAGTTGGACCGTGTCTTGGGTGCGCCAGATGCCTGCCGCGTTGTCTGTGATGGTGCGAAACTTGGAGGAGCCCAGGTCAACCACGCCATCGCGCATCTCGTTCTCGTGGATGTACCGCGTACCGCTGGCAGCCTCTCCGTCTGTCTTGACGGTGATGGTGTCGTCTACCCGGCTGTAGGGAAGCTCCAAGAACTCAGCCGCAGCATCGAGGCTCATCAATGTTGCCCAGGTAGAGCCTGACTCGTTCCAGCCTGACAGCGTAGCGGTACGCCAGTTGATGCCCTCCAGCAGAATGCCCAGAGTGTCATACGCAATCAAAGACTCCAGATCCCATTCCAACGTCTCAGAGGTCACACCCGTCGAGCGCCACTCTGTGCGCGGGCTTGGGTATGTCCTGGGGTGACACCGTCCCACCTCATAGCTGTAGCGTGTCGCCACCTTCCATGAATCAGCGGGCCACGCCGGGCCATCCACAGCCGCCACGCTCACGCCATCATTCACATAGGTGGGAAGCGCCCCCACTGACTTGGCGTTGAGGTCTGTGGGATTGGTGAAGCCTGCCGCCTTGCTTGCGCCTGCATTTGACAGGTACGCTACACCGTTGACGCCATACCACGTAGAGTCTCGCGCATCGGCACCGACACCAGCGATTCCCCACCGCACAATACTATCAGCGGCCACCGCGCTCACGGTCAGCGTCCTAACAACCGGCACCACTATCCATGCCCGGTCATCGGAGAAGGTGCCATGGGTATAGGTCCGATACCAGATGGAAACCTTAGCCACTGATGGCTCAGTCTCACGCGCTGCAATCAAGAGCTGTATTCCATTTGTTGTATCAAGACTCCCCACCGTGGCGTAGTCGGAAGCGCCGTGTTCATCACGACACACGATCTTAGTGGTCCCCACGTAAACGGAAACCTTGTACTGCCTCGCCGCGCCGCCACTCCCATCACCCAGCAGCACCTGAACATATGGCCCATATTTAGCCGAGCTTGGGTCGGGCGCGGCTGTCACTTTAAAGTCAGCCAATGCCATCACGCCGTTCTCTATTTCACAGTTCCAGCTGGCGGTGTATGACTTGCTCCCACCTCCGGCATTTGACTGAACCCGAAAGGAGCCCGCGCCCAGTGTCATCGTCTGGCCCGAACCTGTAGAGGCGGCAGCCCAGTCGAGTCTCGTGGGCTCCTCCACCGGAATATATGTAGCATCCCATCCAACGCGGCGCGTGGCTCTCGACTCAGCCAGAACGCCCGGCATGGTAACGTTTGAATACCCGCCCAGGTAGCCACAGAACAAGCTGCCCTTATAGGTGGTTGTCCCTCCTGGCTTGCCCATGTTGTGAATGAATACCGTGCGCCCGTGTTGGGCTGTGGCAGTCCACTCATCCAAGAACTCATCGGCTGCGCTGCCGGTGACGCCGGTCACGATGGTAGTGCCTTGGTTGTCTTGGGCTCCTGCGTTGTAGCCCATCACCGACCAGTTGCCGCCGTAGTCATAGGAGACAGCCTCGTAGACTTCTCCGTAGGTCGTGCTGGAGCCTTGATACCAGCCCTGAGCGATAACGAAAATAGCCCCGGTTCCATCAGTCCAGATAGCCGTATCACCCTGGACAAAGGTATCAGGAGTTGTGGCGGCGTTGAGGTATCCGTTGGTGTTGTTGCCAGCTACTGCCTCATCGGCTGCGTCCGTAAATACCGCCGCGGCGGTGTCGGCTCTGAAGGGCTGGAAGGCGTTGGCTGTGCGCTTGCTCCGCGCATAGATTCGGTAGTTGTTCGTGGAGTATTCCCGCAGCCCCAGGTAGACCATGATGAACATGTTGCCCGCGAACACGAGGTCAGGCTTGGCGCCGTAGGTGTCCGGGTATGCGGTGGGGCTCCAGCTATCGGTGATGGGCCAGAGGTCTACCTTGGCGAACGAGTTGCCGAAGTCATCGCTGGCATATTGGAGGATAGCGTCGGCGTAGTCGCTGCTCGATGATGCGTTAGCAACGTGGAACACCATGCAGAGCTGACCGTTGCCGTATGCGACCCGCATCTTGTGGATCGTTTGCACGCTCATCGCTATCGATTCCATCAGGATATCTTCCGCGCCCTTCGTCCAGGTCGCGCCTTGATCGTCTGAAAACCAGAGGTCAACCTGGGCGGCTGTGCTTAGAGCTTCTTTGTAGTAGCAGCCGAACAACAGCACACGCCCAGACGGAAGCTCTACAAGCGAGGGCTTCATGCTTGACGCGGCAACACCCGCTCCGATGGTCGGGCGGCCATAGACCACAACCGGCGTACCCCACTGATTGGTAGTTTCGCTGAGAGCGACTACCTCAAACCGATTGTCAGTCGCTGTGCCCGCCGCATATTCTGCGTTGTAGGCCACCAGAACGCGCCCTGAATCGAGGGTGATGGCGTGCGGGTGCTCGCAGTCGTTCGGGGCGCTAAAGTCGGACGTGCCGCTATCTGCGGAGACGGCAACCTGCCAGCCGTTCAGTTGGTTGTATTCATCGAAGCCACGATAGGCGGTCGATGCGTCGGCTTCGTTCTTCCATGCGATACCAGCCTGACCCAGCGTAGGGAACCCGCCACGCTTGGCAATGATGCGGAGGTCTTTGGATGCGCTTTGGCTACCCGAACTCTTGAGGACCATGTCAGTGTTCGTCAGTGGCTCAGGTACACCCGGCGTAGGCCCAGCCTGGGAGGGCACTGTTGTCATTGCCTCCGGCGTGACGCGTGAGTCAGGGACAAGCAAACCACGAAAGCTTGATTTGATGATCTCGGCCATTAGCTGTTTCGTCCTCGTGTGCGCCCGGCTGTCTTGGCGGCGCTTGAGATGTAGTCTCTAAGCGGTGACTTCGGGCGCTTGATGTTGTCGATAATGAACCGGTCAAAGACTCGGTGGTTGTAGGTCATCTCCACCACCACCGGCTGGGAATGAATCGCGCCAACCACCTGTTCGGTCGCGCCGATTAGTTGCGACAGTTGCCCGCTAATGTCTCCACTGTTGAGCGCATCAATCCCAGACTTGCCACCAAGCCCAGCGGTAGTGCTCGCAGTCAGCACACCCTCGCCACCGTGAGCCGTGATGGGCACAGCGCCGGAGCCGGGCACCATTCCACCAACCTCAAACGAGGGTAGCGGGGTGGCAGTGATGGCGGCCACCTGGACGCCCGTGGCAGCGATAGCGGCAGCAGCCAGCGGCACACCAGCAGGAAAGCCATAGGTGGCCATGGTCTTAGCCGCGGAGGCGTACCCATCAATCATGGCCTGGGCTACCGATGCAGCCTGCATGATTCCGAACTGGATAACAGCTCGCTTCTTTTGGCCCTCGGTCATGTCGTCTTCATTTGCCATCAGCGCATCCATGCGGGCCGATGAAATGTCGATAAGGGCGGTGCTCATCTCTGAGCCGTAGGAGATGGCCTTGTCCCTCTCATCAATGCGCTCAGCCTTCATCTTCGCCTGGGTATCGAGAAAGTCTGCAAGGTCAGCCTGTCTTGCTGCTATGCGGGCGGCCACCATCTCATCATGTGCCGCCGTCTCTTGCGCTTGGAAGGCTGCGCGAATGTCGAACATCTCCGAATACATCCGGTCCTCTGCTTCGACATAGGCGGCCTCTCTCTCAGCATTGGCGAGCCCCAGATTTGAGATCGCCTCCATCTCATCGTTGTAGGCATCTTCACGCGCCGCAATCATCGCATCGCGGTCGGCCTGCACCTTCTCAAGCGCGGTGCCTTCAGCCTCGATAGACGCCATCAGGGCGGCTGATGCTTCCTGAGCTATGAGCATCGAGGCGGCCCAATCCTTGGTGGCTGCTGCTGCCTCTTTGGCGGTCTTTGCGCTACCCTTTTGAACGGGGGGGATTTTTGCTAAAGCCTCCTCCGCACGTATCAGGGCGCCGGTTTTCTTGTCATATCCAGCTATCTCCGCTTCAAGGCTGGCCACCTCTTGCTGTGCATTCGCGAGCCGCTCCGCTCCCGCTTTCTTCTGTTGTTGTTGAATGGCAATAGCCACAGGGAGAAATGGGACGGCTGCCGCCTGTGCTGCCGTCTCCGCTATCGTGTATTCTTCCGCCGTTCTTACGGCTTCTCTGGCAAGCTCAAGCTTCTCTTCGGCCGCTGCCTTCTCTGGGGCGAACAAGTCTAAGGCGCTCTTTCTGAGAAGCTGTGACGCCATCTCCTCCTTCGTCATGGCGCCTTGAGCAACCGCCAGCTTCATCGTGGCGATTTTCAGCGTGTGATACTTGGGCAGCAGCGCGGCCATTCTGGCCTCTTGCTCTTCGATCTTCTCGTTGGCTGCCTTGATCTCCTTGGTGAGCAGGTAGTAGGCGCCACCCATCGCGGCCACAGTGGCGGTCACAGCCAGCACTGCCGGGTTCAGCACTGCCGACAACGCTCCGCCCTGGAGCTTGGTCATCCTGACGGCACCCTCGGCAGCGCCAGCCATGTCGCCCAGTCCACGCGCCGCCGTACCCAGGCGCGGATCTATGAAGTCAAGCGCGGCACCCAGCGCGGCAGCACTGGAAGACATCTCGCCGAACTCATCCTTCGTGTTTTCAGTCGCGTCTGACAGCTTGCCCATGCGGCGCGAGTTGCTGACCATCTTGGTGCCAGCCTTGTCGACACCCTTCCCAGCCTTGGCCGCGCTGCCGCCTACATCTCCCAGGGCTTTGGCGGCGCGGGCTGATGCGTTCTCAAGATCGGAGGAGTCACCCGCAATCTTGATCTTGATTTCGCCGCCGTCTCTTGCCATATCAGTACCTGTGTTTCTTTAGGTAGGATTCTCGCCGTCTGTCCATCTCTCGCGTCTTGGCTTTCTTCGCTTCCCGCTTCGTCTGTTCGGGTGTCTCCAATGTCAGATACAGGTCAGCGAGGAGTTTGGCTTGTGTTTCCTTTGGTTGGGTCGCAAACCATCCAGGCTCACGCCCCCACCTCCGTTCCACATCCATGATGTTCCGATCTATCCACCCGCGCCGACTTCGATAAAATCCTTCTCTGCCTCGACCTCCTCACCAGA